ATTTATTTAGCAAGCGGCTGGTTTAACCCTACACAAGATGCAGAGCTTACACAGCTTGAAAAGATTTTTGATGATCGTGCAGAACATTTTGAACTAGCATCGCCTCGGAGGATCTTTGTTTGTCCACCTAACGCTCCTAAAGAAGTTCAAGATGAAACTTTTAGTGGCAATTTACATCATATCGAAACATCAGACTTCTTATTAGTTAATACTCGTGATAAAGATATTGGAACTATTTGGGAAGCAGGTTACGCATATGCACATAAACGTCCTATCGTTTATTTTTGTGCAGGATTACCAGAAGGTGCAAAGTTTAATTTAATGTTAGCAAGAAGCGGAATAAAGGTTTGCACTTCATTTGAAGAGTTGGAGAATTATCTTGATAGAACAATTGAGACAGGCGAATTGCCAATCGAACCATATTCAGATGCAATTGAATAAAGAAACAGGAAAATTTTGGTCTTTTAAAGATACAAAACATTATAAAAATGCAAAATATCAAGATCTAATAGGAAAAAACGTTCAGCGTAGATTTATATTTACAAAGTCATATTTATTAGAAATATGGGATGCTGATAAAGAAATTCCTGTAAATGTTATTCCTTTGTTCTTTAAAACAGATAAATTCCCAATGGGTGTTTATCAAGGATTAGATGAAGAAGGAAATAAAATATATTTTATTGATTCTCTTATAAGAAAGGTTTATTAAATCATGGATTTAAAATATGAGAAACTTATAAAAAATTATGCTTTTCATAATATTGTTGCACATCCTTTAATGCAAATATTACAATGGGTTGGAAGACAAGATCTTGCTGATTCTGTTCATGATAAAACGCTACCTAAGAATGACGTTGAAGAAAAGTCAACAGCAAATACAACAAATGATGTCCCAGAAATTAATAGAACTTTAAAGCCTTAGGAGAATACAATTGCCAGAAGGACCTGAAGTAAAACAATTTGTTGATAATTTAAATCACAATTTTAGATACTTTATGATTAAGACAGTTAACGTATTAAGCGGAAGATATTTAAAAAAGCCAATAGATAACTTAAATAGTCTAGTTAATAAAGAAATTAAGTCCTTTAATTGCAAAGGTAAGTTTATTTGGATAGACTTAGATGATGTAATTATTTTTAATACATTAGGAATGACAGGTAATTGGTCTAGAGAAAAATTAAAGCATTCTAGAATAGAGTTTACTTTTTACGAAAACGATACACTTTATTTTAATGACATAAGAAACTTTGGCACATTTCAGGTTAAAACTCGTAATGATTTAGAAAAAAAGCTGAAGTCTATCGGTCCAGACATGCTTTCTGATCCACCTGATAATTTTGTTTCTCTTATGAGAAAAAAGAATAATAAAAATATCTGTGAAGTCTTAATGAATCAAAATGTAATTTCTGGAGTTGGAAATTATATCAAGGCTGAATCTTTATGGTATTCACGTATAAATCCACATGCAATAATAAAAGACTTAACAGACGAAAATCTGGTTATTCTAGAGAAAGCAATTAAATTTGTAATTAATAAGTCATATGACGAGCAAGGTGCTTCGATTCAAAGTTATTATACGTTTGATGGAGAAAGCGGAAATGCTACACAAGGTTTTGTTGTTTACGGAAAAGATAAAGATTATAATGGACATAATGTGATTAAAGAAGAAACATTAGATAAAAGAACAACACATTGGGTTAAAGAGCGTCAAACAATTGGAATCTGAAGAGTGTAAAATAAAAAAAAATGATATTATAATATATCAACATTTATATGGCTTACATATGATGACTGAAAGTATTGGATTAGTTATTAATACATTTTTTAATTTTTGGATTGGCCGTAATGAATTTTTAATATTGTCTAATAATAAGCTTACACGTATTAATCAAGACATGATAACTTATAGAAAAATTAATCATGATATTTAATAATAAAAAAGAAACAAAAATTTTTGATCTTAAAATTGGGTCTGTGATAAATTATAATTTTTTATATTCTAACGACGAATATAAAATAGGATTAGTTGTAGATATAAAAAAAGATCCTAACTTTTCATATATTATTTATCTTATTAATGACGATAATGAAAAAGATGCAGTACCTTTAAACATTTTAGAATATACAATAATTGGATAAAATGAATATTTTTATTTTAGATGAAAGTCCAAAACTGGCAGCTGAATATCATTGTGACAAGCATAATGTAAAAATGATTTTAGAGTCTGCACAAATGAAGTCTACTGCACATTGGCTCCATTTATTATCAGTTAATGGTAAAAATTTAAAAGACTTTAAACGAGTAAGAGATGCAAAGCAGTGGCTATTAGAAAATACTGATAAAAAATTTCATCCGCCATATTCTATGACTCATGTACATCATCCATGCACGCTTTGGGTTAACTCAACTAAAGAAAATTATGATTGGCACTATCAGCTTCTTTTTTATCTTTGTGAAGAATACACTCGTCGTTATAAGAGAATTCATAAAACTGCATATCATTTAAAGTGGTTTAAAGAAAATTATCCATTAGGAATGACTAGCAGCGTTTTAGAAGATTTTCCTATTTGTATGAATGATGATTATAAGATTAATAACGATCCAGTTCTTTCTTACAGAAACTATTATATAAAAGACAAATCTAGATTTGCTAAATGGAAATATAGCGATAAACCACATTGGTATAATATATGAGATTATTTAAAACATATGAAAGAGACTTTTCTCTCTTTAAAAATAAAAATTTAAAATACATTAATAAACTGGCAAATATTAAAATTTGTTATAGACTTTTTAATTTTGAATCGCAATATAAAAATTGTATAATTATAAAAATTCTTGAAGGTAATCAAAGACGACCTATTGTTTATGGAGATGAACCAAATGAATTTATACTACAGTTTTTGTCATGTGACAATGAATTAAAAAATGCTGTTGTAAATACAACTGATGTTGACGTATTTATTGATTTAATTTGAGTGTAAATTATATGCAAAATTCTTATAGTACATATAGCAAAGGCCTAATGATAGGCGATTTAGTTTTTTTAAGTCACAAAGTGTGGTTTATGAATTACAATATGAATTGTCTTGTCTTAAAAAGAAAATTTTTATTTGAAAATCAAACTAGATATGGGATACGAAAATTTTTTGAATATGACGTTTTATCATTAGAAAGAAACAAAGTAATAAAAATTAAAACACAAGATATCAGAGTGCTAAAAACAACAAGAGGTAAATAAATGAGAATTGGAATTACAGGTGAAAAAGGTTTTATTGCAATTAACTTAGCAAAAGAAATTAATCGTCAAGGTTATGAATTTGTTTCTTTTGACAACAGCGACATGGCAAAAAGAAGATTTAACTATACAAATAGCGGTGAAGTTTGTGTTTATAGAAATTCAATTGATGATTGGACTTCTTTAATAGATTATTTAAATTTAGATGTAATAGTTCATAATGCAGCTGTAGTTGGAACAGATGTAGTTGCATTAAATCCAGAACACGCAATCAATACAAATGTTTTAGGTACGCAAAATATTGTAGAAGCAGCTAATAGAAACAATGTTTTAGTTGTATATACAGGAACAACTGTTATTTATGATACTTATAAATATCAAGAAACTGATATTACTGAGCAAAGTGATATATTTCCAAGAACAAATTATGCAGTGCAGAAATATGCAGGTGAAATGATTGTAAGAAATAATGCAAAAGAGTGGCTCGTTACAAGACCTTTGTTTGCTTATGGTGGAGAAGGAGATATGAATTCTTTAATTGCTAAGTCTTTATATGGAATAAAAAATGGAATTGAAAACATTGATATGTTTCTTAATCCTGAAAAGATTAAAGACTATATGCACGTAGACGACTTTTGTTATAATGTTGTAAAGTTAATTAAGTCAAGTATTAGAAATGAAGATTTTAACATTACAGCTGATAATCCTCTAACAACACTCGAAATTATTAGCTTAATTGAAGAAGTAACTGAGTCTACACTGGAAAATATTATTAAATGGCATCCTGAGACTGATTATCTTGGTAATCATCGATTAACTAGTAAAAAATATTTTGATTACATGAAGTTTTCAAGATCACGAACTCTTAAAGAAGGCATAAAAGATTCATGGGAATCAATACAGAATGCAGATAAAAATTATAATCCTTTAAAATATCTCGAAGAAGCAAAAAGTAAAAATGTTAATTTAAAAGATTTTTTCCCCAATAAATAATTCAGGGTTATAATGCTAAAGCATATTTATTCTTAAAGGAGTAATTATGCCTAGAAAATCAAATCAAGTAACATTAATATGTAATGAATGTCAAATAGAATATCAAAAGCCACTATCAAGAGCAAATACATCAAAATTTTGCTCTAAAGATTGTAAGGATAAAACTTCAAAACTTTATACTTTAGAGAAATGTTTGAGTTGCGAAAAAGATTTTAAAGCTAGAAGATCAAAAAAGTTTTGTTCAAGAGATTGTTACATTAAAGAAACAAAACTTGAAAGAGTTGAATTATCATGTGATTACTGCGGAAACGAATATCAAAAACCTAAAGGAAAGGAAACTAAGTATTGTGGAAAAGATTGTCAAAATAAAGCACAGAGTAGCGGTCTTCATGAAATTCCTTCAAATGGGAGGCTGGGATTCAGACACGATTTGCCTAACAATTATTTCTTTAAGTCATCTTTAGAAGCAGATTATGCAAGATGGTGTGAAGCAACAAATAAACCCTACATATATGAACACAAAACATTCACAGTTCAGTATGATGGAAGAGATAAACAATATACACCAGACTTTTATCATCCAGATGAAGATCGGTATGTAGAGTTAAAGGCTATAAGAAGAGACAGAAAGTTTAATTCAAATCTTTTAGCAGCAGATATTTTAAAGCAACAAGGAGTCAATATCGATGTTTTGTTAATGCATGAGTTTTACACTCAAATTAAACAAAGTAATCACTATTGGACTATAGATAACATAGAAAATAAGAATTATCATGGAACACGACATCTTATATACCTTAAGAAAGCAGCAAAATAAAGGTTTTGCTGCTTTAATAGTAGTTTTATTATCTGCTATTTTAGGAATGATTTCTTTTGCAATTATCCAATATGGCAGAATATCACTTAATGTATCTAATGAAAAACAGACACTTGACTCTTGCAGTATTAGTGCAGGTCAAGCAATAATTAATACAAATGATATAGATGAAATATGTTATAGTAACTATTTAAACAACTGTTCAGACTTACTTGGTATGCCTAATCCAGATTTTGTTTGCGAAGATTTAGGTTTACAATGTGACGTAAACGGTATATGTGAAAGAAAGTTTAGCATATCTTCAACATATAATCCAGGAAGAGAAGAAGTTACAAAGTCTGTAGAAATATCTATACCAGAAGAAACTCATGACGTCGATCTTATTGATGCAGCTGTAATTATGTTGTTAGATTATAGTGGATCAATGAGAGGAAACAGAATTGTTCAATTAAAAAACACAGTTTCA